GGCAGGTGTCGCTGGGACCGCCCAACCCTACGGACTACACAGCATTCGCTGACCTGACGAAAGCGCAGGTGGAGGGATGGGTGGTAGGTTTGCTGACCCAGACTACGGTCGATCAGTACGACCTAGCGCTGACCAACAACATCGACAATCAGCGCAATCCACCGGCGGTGCCGATGCGCCCGCCGTGGGAGAATTAAGCATGCGCGTTCGCACGTTTTTAATTGACGCGATATTGATCGGCCTGATTATCTGCGCCGCCGCGCTGACGGCGCGCGCCGAATGTGGCCGCAATTGGACCACGCCGACCGGCTGGGCGTCGGTCGTATGCGTTGATTACGACGCGCTGGCCCGCGCTACTGGCGCGACGATGTTTAGCGGCAAGTCGCAGCAGGTTTGGGTCAAATCGGACGATGCTACCATCAAAGGTTTTCGTGTTACGCTGCGATATCGGAAAAATGGGGCGGCGGAGGAGGTGGTCCAGTACACTGACCGCCATCCGGTATACGCGTCGGGCGCGGTATGGAGCCTTGGCGATGTTGAGATCGTTGGGGTCGTGGTTATGGAAGTGAGGGAGGCTATCAGTTATGTTTTCTGACGAAGTAAAAGCATCATTCATCGCGCAGGGCCACCGCATGGCCGCGCATATCAACCAGACTGCCGCTGAGCAGTATCTGGTCGCGTGCCGCAATTGGGCGGCCAATCACGGGAAGGGACCCGAGCCAAAGCCCGCGTTGGCGGTGGAGGCGATCTTCGATTTCACCGCCAACTGGTCGATGCGCCTAAAGCCGACGCATTACGCGGTGTCTGATCTCTTGCCGTCAACCCTTTTGCCGAAGGCCCCGACCGACGTCAATGCTATCGGCTACCCTGTCGGTGGCCCGATTCCGGGCCAGCCGGGACGTTGGTACGACTGGAGCACGGCGGGGTCGTCGGTCGGCCAGAAGGCAACGGTGAACGGGAAACAGTACGAGTACCAAGGCATCACGCCGTTCAACCGAGCCTGGGTGGAGGTGCAAAATGTGGTCGAAAATTAAGCGCGTCCTCGGCGTCGTGACGCCTGTAGCCATGGAGTTTGTGCCGGCGAAGTTTAGGCCAGTCGCCGAGACTGTTTACGCTGGCGTGGTGAATGCCGAGGCGGCAGGTGGGACGGGCACGGAGAAACTCACCAAGGCACTAAATTATTCGTCGATGGTCCTGCCGGCCATTGTCGAAGCGGTCGAAAAAATCACCGGTAAAGAGGTGGTCGATGAAGTGGCGCTTAGAAATGCTCTAGCGCACCTAGCGTCGTTTCAAGTGCAGATCACCAAGGCGGTTGGGAAGAGGCCGTCGTGAAGAAGATGATTGCCGGGTTGCCAGGCGCCATACTGGGGGTGTTTGCATCTATGCCGGTACTCATGAAGGGCCTGATCGCTCTTCAGATTGCCGATTTCGCGACAGGGTTCCTCTTCGCCTGGAGTCACGGCACCGTGTCATCGGATGCCAGCCGCAAAGGCTTTACGAAAAAAGCCATCGCGCTGTTACTCGTCATCTCAATTCGCGTGGCTGAGATGGTACAGCCGATGCCGATCGAACTGTCGGCCTACGTCGCCGGGTGGTTCTGCCTTACAGAACTCATCAGTATCTGCGAGAACGCGGGAAAGGCAGGTCTGCCGATCCCGCGAAAACTGACTCAGGTTCTGGCGCAACTCCAAGACGACAAAGACAGACCATGAAACACCTACTTTCACTCCTTGTTTTCGCCGCCTCCGCCTTGGCGCAGACGGCCACCATCACAGACACCATTAGCACGCCATTCGGCGGCACATTCAACGGCACCGTAACCGTGTCGCTAAACTCGCCCGCCTTGGCGCAGCCGCTGTATTCGGGCAACGTGACGCTGTCGGGCTGGACGCAGACCGTGACGGTCACCAGCGGCGCGTTTTCGTTGACCTTGTACACCAACGACCAGATCACGCCTGGCGGCACGTCGTACACGGCCACATTTGCGCCGGCGAGCGGTAGCGGCTGGAAAGAAACTTGGGTTGTGCCGACCGGCGCGACGACGGTTCGTGCGATCCGCAGCACGACCGTCCCGACGCCGACGGTAAAATTTAATCTGGCGCAGCTGAACCAGAGCAGCGCAACGCTGGGCCAGGGCATCCGATGGAACGGCACGGCGTGGGAGGCGGCCGCGAATGTGCAGGCGGTGGTGCATATTTTTGCGGCTGGCACGGAGGCGACGTGCAGCAGCAGCACGCGTGGATACGTTGTCATGGTCCAGGGCGGCGCCGGGGTGGCCGACACGCTGCGGGTGTGCCGAAAGGACGCGGCAGACGCGTATGCGTGGACGGCTTTGTATTAACTGTTAACGATATTGCTTAAAAAATTAGCGTGTGCTAAGTTTTTAAGCATGAACGCAAAGAAAATAGTAGCTATTGCGGTTTCGCCCGAAGCGCACGGCAAGCTCGTCGAGCGCGCCATCCGCTTCGGGCTATCGCCAACCGCGTATGCGCGGCTGGTTCTTCTGCGCCACCTGGGCGCGGATGTGCTGATGCTGGACGAGGCGGTGTCGTCATGATTATCGGCATGCTTGACGGCGCGCCGGTTGAGTGGCGCGATGCCGCAGTCTGGGTTGCTGACGAATGCGTCAGCGACGGCCTTGACTGCGAATCGTGGTGTGACATTTTGCCCGACCTGATGTTTGCGTGGGGCGCGCGGTTTCAGGCGGTGCCCCAATGAGGCTCGAAACCGCTTTGTTCATCCTGCACATCGTAGTCACCATCGTCACCGCGGCGATGCTAGTGACCGACTACGGCCACCCGGTGATCCGCTGGTCTGCCGCGCTGTACCTGCTGGCCGAAGGCTGGCTGGAGGCATACCAGTCATGATCACCTACGAAGTGTTTCAGCGCTCCATTCAGCGCGAGCGGCGCGGGAAAAACGTCCTTGCCGGGGCGTTGGCAGTGTCGCTGGTCCTGAACTGGGGACTGGGCGTGTTCGTTTGGATCTGTCTGTCGCGGTGAGCGCCGCGTGCGGCGTTCGCTGAGGCCGACAGGCCTAAATTGTCCGATCATGAGCGGACATCTCGTGTACCACCATGGCCGCCCGTCTTTACGGGTGGGCGGCCGATTTTTGCCTGGAGGGCATTATGAACAGCAACGAGACAGCACGCGCCATGATCGAGCACTATATGCGACTCGGTGCGGCGAAGATTGCGCAGGAGCGCCAGTGGCGCGAAGTGGCCGGCCAGATCTCACGAGGGTATACCCGGACGAGAGGCGGCGTGGATTCCGCTGGCCGGTCGCTTGGCACCATTGCCAGCCGTCCCATGGACGGTAACTCAAAAAAAGGGGAAAACCTACAAAAAAACGATTTGAACTGGTAACTTACCCAACAACAGGCACCCGCCGTCCCCACGGGCGGCGGGGTTAAAGCAGGAGAGATTATGGACAGGACAGGATTCATCGGCGGCAGTGACATCGGCGCGATCGTAAACGCGACGCCTTACGGCTGCGCCCGCAAGCTGTGGTATCAGAAGCGCGGCATCCAGCCAGACTACGAGGTTCCGTTGCGCGGGCATCTCGTGCGCGGAACGAAGCTGGAGCCGTTGATCGTTGAGGAGTACGAGGTCCGCACGGGCCGCAAGGTGCGGAGGAAGAAGGTGGTGCGCGGCGCTGGTCACGAGGCCGGCGCGATGGACCGCATGATCCTGGGCGACCGGCGCGGGCCGGGCGTGCTGGAATGCAAAACGGCCAACGAACGGGCGTTTCGGTCGTTCCTGCGCGAGGGCCTTCCCCTGTCGTACCAGTTGCAGATTCAGTGGTATATGGGTCTGGCCAGGTATTGGTGGGGCGCATTCGCGGTGCTGGAGCCATCGGCCTGGCGCTTCGAGACCTTCGAGGTCGAGTTTGACCCAAGCGCCTTTGCCATGGTGCGCAAGATGGCCGAGGAGTTCTGGCGCATGGTCCAGGGCGAGGGCGAGCCGCAGCGTCTGCCAGCCAGCGACAAGCGGTGCGGTGGGTGCGAGTTCCGGCACTCGTGCCAAGGCGTGGCGCTGCTGGATGCGGTCGATGTGGACGCGGACGCCGAAACCATACCGGGTCTCGGCAGTTTGGCCGCCGAGTACCTGGCGCTGCGCGACGTTCGCGACGACGCTGAGGCGGCGATGGAGACGATCAAAACTGAAGCGGCGGCGATGATCGGCGATCTTCCCGGCGGAGTGGCGCCGGGGTATCGAGTGCAGTACAAGCCGCAGGTTTCGCAGCGGGTGGATACCGCTGCGCTCAAGAAAAACTACCCGGACATTTACGCGGCGGTTGTGAAGCCGAGCGTCAGCCGTCCGTTTCGCGTGTTCCCGGCGTAACGGGGAAAGGAGATAGATATGAGTGCATTGGCAGAACAGATTCAGGCCGCGCAACCAGCGGCCGCACCAGAGCAGCCGAAGCGGTCGCTGCTGGACGACATCACCGACGCCAGCCTGAAAAGCCGAGCTGACCAGCTTCGCATCGACGCCTTTGAGGCTGGCCGGCGGTCGCAAGCGTTGGGGGTGCCGGCGCCGCAGATTGAATTGAAGTATATGTACGGGAGGGATTACGGCTTCAACGAAGCGCAATCGCTTCAGTTTATTCACCTGATTCCGCAAGGCGGTTTTCTAGTGCCAGCGTTGCATTATAAGGGGCGGGCGCTGCTGTTGCGGCGCGGCGGGTATAACTGGAAGGTCGTTGAGCACACGGAAAAGGCTGTTGAATACGCCTTTTATTTCAAGGGCGAGCCCATGACCGACGAGGCCGGTAAGCCGCTGCGGATCCGGTACACTTTCGATGACGCAACCAAGTCCGGCTTGGCACAGAGAGCGAGAGGCAAGGACCCAAAGCCCGACGCAAAAGGGACTTACGACAACTTCGGCCACGAAATGCTGTTCGCCCGCATGCTGTCACGATTTCACGCCTTCCACGCGTCGGAAGTGGCTGGCGGGGTGGCGGTGGATATCAGCGACTCGCTGATCCAGTCCGTCGTGGAGGAAACCGAGTCCCGAATGGGCGCCGCCACGGCGCTGGCTGATAAGCTGGCCCAGGTCAAGGAGGCCGCCGGTGATCAGTAAGAAACTCGTCGACAAGCAGTGGTACGACGTCATCATCATCGGCGTCCGCGCCGTGGAGCTGGGCCAGAACAACACTAACGCGCTGGAGGTGGCCGTGCGGTTTGCGGACGGTTCGCAGGGATCGGTGACGCTGTTCCTGACGCCGAAGGCCAAGGCCAACACGCAAAAACGTCTGCAGGCGCTGGGCTGCACCGGCGCCGACCTGACGGCCACGGATTGGCTGCGAAGGCTGAATGCGCGGTTGGCCGGCGCGGAGGCGGCGGTGGTGGCCGAGGCCGACGAGAAGTACGGCGTGCGGTTGTCTGGCGTGTTTCCGCGGGGTAGGGGCGGCGCGCGCGAGGTGGAGGCGGGGCCTTCGCCGTTTGCGGAGATACATGAAGAGGATGTTCCGTTTTGAGTTTGCACGGCGCGGCGAGGCGAGGCATGGCCCGGCGAGGCTTGGCGCGGCAAGGCAAGGGTTGTATCGAAGTGCGGGACGCCAGTCCCGCTGGTGGCCTTCAGAGAGGGTCACGAGCGGGGCATGGCTAGGCGCGGCCCGGCCGGGCGAGGCCGGGCGAGGCCAGGCTTGGGTTGTATCGAAGTACCAATTTAATTAAGGACAAATAAATGGAAACTATCAAGGCAACACTGACGGGCAAAGCGCCCATACTATTGCACAACGGGCATCTGGTAGATCCGCGTAACGTCTTCACGCGCGAAATCGACAGCGCTCAAAAGGCATACAAGAAAGCGAAAAGCGACGCGGCGTTTGACGCGCTGGCGGCTGTCGAATGGCTGGGCGGTCTTTATACTAATGAGCCGATTGTTTTCCGCCGCGAGGGTAATAAGGTATCGGTAGAGAACGATTCGCCGATCTGCATTGACGGCGAAATGCTGACGCGGTGCTTGGTCCAGTCGGCAGGGCGGAAAGAGGTCGCAGCGTTTAAGGCGGGCGTGTTTTGCGATGGCATGTTCCAGCTTAAGGTGGACGGCAAGGGGGCCACAACGCGGCGCTGCTTTTTAGATCCGCGCTACCAATACACGCGACCCGCCAAGATTGGGACGTCTAAGATCATGCGGACGCGCCCACGGTTTGATGCGTGGTCGGTCGATGTGGAAGTATCGTTCCTGCCGGAATTGGTCACGCGGCGCGACGTTGAGGACGCGCTACAGCGTGCGGGCAGCATCAAAGGCATTGGCGATTGGAGGCCGCGCTTTGGGCGGTTTGCTGCGGTTGTCAAATGAGATGGCTAGGCGCGGCACGGCGGGGCTTGGCAGGGCACGGCCGGGCTCGGCTTGGGTTGTATCGAAGTGCGGGACGCCAGTCCCGCTGGTGGGTCTACGGACTTACGAGCAGGCCTGGCGCGGCGCGGTAGGGCATGGCGCAGCAGGGCGAGGCGGGGCCTGGGTTGTATCGAAGTACAAAATTACGAACGAGGTGGAGTGTGAAATATCCAATAAATTTTGACGATTTGAAAAAGGGCCAGGTGCTGGAGATTCAGCAGCTGGAACGGGTGTTGTACCAAGATTACCAACTGAGCAACGACTGGGACATGCAACTGATGAAGCTGCAATCGCTTATTCACCAGCACCGGCAGGATCTCACTGTTGCGATTGACCACGACCGTATCCGCGTGCTGACCGATGCGGAGGCGAGCGAACACAACGCGCAGCTGGTGGCGCGGGGTGCGCGGTTGGTGATGTCGCGCAACGAACGGTTGCTGTCGGTTGACCGTGGCGAACTGTCAGCGGACGAGTCGGCGGCGCATGATCGGCGAGTGCTGGTGTCGTCGGCGCTGGCGGCCGGCATCGACAATGCGCGGCGGACGATTGTGGCTCTGCCGGCGCGTGGGTTGCCGCGTCGGTCGCAGGAGGTGGAGGCATGATGTCCGGTTTGGCGGGTGCATTGTTTTTGATTATCTTTGGGGGGGTGGTGTACGGCTGGTTATACATTCGCCAGCATGGCCGTGCGTATGTGTGGGGTCGCCTTGCCGCGCGGTGCCGGGCAAATCACGAAGCGGCTATTGTGCGCGAGGAGCGCGACCGGCAATTCATCCGC